AACGAGTTTTTAAATGTTAAAAAATGGAACTGGGTAGATAACTTAACACTAACACTTCCTAATAAACAAAGATGTTTCTTTACTCATGGAATATCTGCTGATGTAACTAAAGTATCTCAGATCAATGGAATGAGTTGTGTGCAGGGTCATTTTCATTCTAAGTTTAAAATAGAATACTGGGCTAACCCTGATGCATTATTCTTTGCTATGCAAGTTGGTTGCTTAATTCAACAAACTAATATGGCTTTTACTTATTCTAAAAACTTTAAAACAAAATTTATAATGGGTTGTGGAATGATTGTAGATTCTACTCCAAGACTAATGCCAATGGTACTTAACAAAGAAGGCAAATGGATAGGCAAGTTAGTTTAAAAGAATTACTGTTTTCAGAAACAGCTACACGACTTGGAATAGACAATACTCCAACAGATCAAATATTATTCAATCTTCAAACATTAATCCACGAAGTAATAACTCCAATAGTAAATCATTTTGGCGATATAAAAATAACTTCAGGTTATCGTTCTCCTGCTTTATGCAAAGCAATAGGTTCAAGTGAGAGAAGCCAACACACTTCAGGAATGGCAGTTGATTGCGAAGTCTTAGGAGTGGCGAATAAGGAACTTGCTGACTGGGTAGTTAATCATTTAGAATTTGACCAATGTATTTTAGAATTTTGGAAACCAGAAGAAATAAATTCTGGGTGGGTTCATATCTCATACAACAAATCAGGTAATCGTAAAATGTATTTAAGAGCATACAAAGCTAATGGAAGAACAGTCTATGAAGTCTTATAAAAAACAAGTTGGTGGAAACCACTACAAAAAATACAAAATCCAACCAATAGAATTTATATTAAAAAATAATATTGGATTTTGTGAAGGTAATGTCATAAAGTATATTTTAAGATTTAGAGAGAAGGGATTAATTGCTGATTTAGATAAAGCAATTCATTATATTGAACTACTTAAAGATTCAATTAAAAGTAGTAAATAGCATAAATCTGATTTAAAGGCATTTTAAAGCATAGTGGCTTTAGAATAAGGAACATAACAAGAACACTTAACTTACTAAAATTTAGGGGTATTTTAAGGTTTAAATAGGCAAATTTAGAACATTTAAGGAACGATTATGCAAGTAACAAGAATAGACCCAGATTTTACACCAGAAACACACGATATAAATTCTACATCTGCACAATCAGGAGTTATTACTACTGGTTCAGGATTAATTAGAATTTGCACTACTGCTCATTGTCATATTAAATTTGGTGCTAACCCAACTGCCACAGAAGAAGATTTAATGCTTCCAGCAGATCATGTTGAAATATTTGCTTTTAAGAGTGGTGAGAAAGTAGCTTTTATTCATCATGGTGGTGGGTCAGGCGAGATTAATATTTCAGCAGTAGATTAATATGCTACCAGCTTTAGGTGCTTTCGCACCACTACTAAACACAGTTTTTAAATCAATAGAGAAATCTATTCCTGATAAAGATTTACAAGAAAAATTAAAAGCTGATTTAAATATGCAATTACTTACTTCTGGTACAGAAGAATTAAAAGCATCTGCAAGAATTATTGAAGCCGAAGCAAAAGCTGGTTGGTTTGCAAGTTCTTGGAGACCATTACTTATGTACATCTTAATCGGCATCTTAGTTCTTAACTATATTATCTCTCCAATTATATTAGCTTTGTTTTCTAAAAAGATTGGAATTGAATTACCTTCTGACGTTTGGACTTGTCTTAACATTGGATTAGGTGGTTACGTTGTAGGTAGATCAGGCGAATCTATTGCACGAACTTTAGCATCAAGACCAAAACCAAACGATCAAGAAAATGGATAGTCTAAAGTTAAGCGATCAAACACAAGTATCTTTACCAATTAAAAACATTATAGCTATTGTGTCAGCTATTGTTGTAGCTGTATGGACTTATTTTGGAATTGTTGAAAGACTTAATAGACTTGAAACTAATGAAAAGCTAATGGCACAAGACTTGTTAAAGAAAGCAGAACAAACTCCTAAGAATCAAGAAATGTATATGTTGATTGAGTATCAAGCCAAATCAATAGACAAGCACTCTAAACAACTAGAAGAAAACGTACACACTAAAGTTTTAATATCTCAATTAGAAAAAAAAGTAGATAAGCTAGAAAAAGAATTAGATTCATTAAGAGGTAAGTAATGTTTGAAGTAGTATTTGCTTTACTGATGTATATGAATGGTAAGCTAGAAGGTTATTCGCCAAAGACTTCTGTCGCAGATTGCTTAGAACAAAAACGCAAAGTAGAACGACATCAAGGAAGTAATGTTAATTGGTCTTGTAAACAAGTAGAAGCTATTGTTGAAACTGATAAGCATGGAGTTAAAAGAATTAAAGAAATTAAGAGTGTTAAATGAACTTCTATTTAGTAACGTATTCTATTTCATACGTGAAGGTAAACTCAGATAATATAAAAGAAGATATTGTTTGTTGCAGATTTTTTGATAATGACAACTTTGTAAACTCTAGTTCTTTTTTATCACAACTTAAGCAAGTAAAGAAACTAAGAATAACTGGAGTAGAGTGGGAGATAGAAGATTGTAACTGGTTTGACTATTATGATGATATCTCAAATACTATTCACTAATTTAACTGCACTTCAAAGTATTCTATACCATCATTTGGAAAGCATTTTAATTGCGATTTTGGCAGTAACTTTAATATTTGATCTACACTTTTAAATATAATCTTATCAGCTAAAGGAAAGCAGATAGTAAATCTTGTATGATAGTTTGTGAATGATTGCTCAAAATAAATATATCTTTTTATATCTCTAACTTTAATCTTAGCTAAAGTTTTTCCTTGTTCCCAAGTTGCGTTCTTTAATTCAACAAAGAACTGCTCTTGCTTATGTGCTTCTTTAGGTGCGTAAACGAAGTAATCTGGGAAGCTTTTGATAAGTGTTGGGAGTTTGGCAAACAAAGGAATAATACTTTCAGCGAAAGATTGAGAATCGCTAACAGCATTAAGACCAAGCTTCCGATACAAATAGCCACGACTAGTGCAATACTGAACGAAACGATCTTCACTAATGTTAAGATAATTCTTTGTGCGATTTTCGTAAGACTCATGGTTAAAGTTTTCAATGTATTTTTTATCATTCATTTATCTACTCAGTTCACGATTAGTTACAAGCCATGATCTGTAAAGATCAACCCAGCTTTGTAAGTTAGCATACTTACCTTTTAGAATAGAATAATTTTTTTCAGCAACTAATAAACCTTCAATAATAGTTTTATAGTTCTCATCACTATAAGCCCACTTCTCAGCTTCAGCTACACTACAATTCTTTTCTATTTTCTTTGTGAGAGTTATTTGACTAAATGTAATCTTCTTAAATTCTTCACATCTTCTAAATGTATATAATGCTTCTGACATTTGTTCTGAAACTAAATCAAGTTCTGCTTTTATGTCATCAGGATTCTTTAGAGATAGATCGTGCATACCTTCCTTTACAGTTTACAGTTGTACTAGGTTTTTATCCTAGTAGCTTTTCAAATTTAAAAGCTATCTTGGAATTAACAAACTCTCTAAGTCTTTTTGTCTTTTCAAGTTTCATTTTATATTCCAATTCAAGATCAAGCAACTTTTGTTGGCGATCTCTCAGCTTTTGTACTTGTTGTTGTAGCATCAGCTATTTTAATATTATTTCTTATGAACTTTGTATTTAGTATGTTCACAGAAACAATCTTACCTTCCTTTGTTTCGGTTAGAGCATCTTGTGTACTTTCAAATAGTTCTTTAACTAAGATAGAACACTCAATCAACTTTTCTCTAACTACCTTCATTTGATTACTTATATAGATTTTATAATTAATTGCAAGGATATGGCAGGTGGAAAAGGGGGAAAATGAAATTAAACCAACTGAGTTTAATAAACCACCTGCCATAAAATTTCTAGTTATGAAAATTCATTTTAAATAAGAACTTTAAATCCTTAATCAAAATGTCTAGTTCTTCTTTTGTAACATTTATTTTACCAGATTCAATAGCTGATTTAGCTAAAGCCATAACAAACATATATTCGTCTTTGTTTAGTGCTTTTTTTATCTCAGGTGATTCAGAATTAAACTCTCTAAGCTTAGATTCTAATTCAATAGGGTCAAACTCTCTTAGTTTAGACTCTAACTCTATTGGGTCAAAGCTAGTATCTGGTTGAGTTACATTTGGTAACTCCTGAATCATTGGAGTTTTATCTGGCTTTGTTTGCACAAATAAACTTCCAGTTTTTTTACTTGCTGAAACAGCTACCGAAATTTTTTTTCCTTTAGCTATCGCAGGGTGCAAAATAGAACTCCAAAGCACTATTTCTTGATCGTTTACTTTAAACTTAAAATTAGGGTAAGGATTTGGCTTACCATCTTTTCCCAGTCTATTATCGTAAACATATTTTACTTCTCCTTGTACGTTCATTGTTTCTCCTTTTTGTTTAAAAATTGATATAGTTTTAAACACGATAAAGCTGTATCGTGATTGTCAGAGTCTATATCAAACTCAGCAATTCTAAGTTTCCCATCTTTAGTGCAATTAACAATTACACCTTTTTTAATTTTTATATCCATCATTTCCTCTAAGGCAATTACATAGAGGTAACATTGACAAAAATAGGAGTCCCTAATATTTGATGAAGTTTTCCAATCATAGATAATATAATCATTTCCCTTTTTAAAAAGAGCATCTAATGTACCAGTAAATTTGTGAACACGACTAAGAACCTTTTGTTCAGTAAATACTAATTCAAGTCCATCTTGTTTGTCCCACCATTCTTTAAACTTATCAAAAGACTTTTTCATTTCTTCGTTATGGATTTCAGAAACTTGACCAGTATGAATATATGTTTCAATAAGATTATGAACTTCACCACCAACTAAACCTGCATTAGACATTGTTGCATTAGCAGATTTTTTTATTTGATCGTAATATTTAATTAGTTCAATCTCATCATAACTAACTCCAGCTTTAATTAGTTTCTTAAATTCATCAGCACACATCTTTGCTGTCCAGTTTCCTATCACAGAAGCATTAACAAGAATTTTTGTTATTGTGGTTGCTGATGGTAGTTGTGTTCCACCCCAATAATATTTATGTGGAATTGGGTCAAACTGCAAAACTTCTTGGGTATTATCTTTAAACTTTATTATATGTTCTTCCATTTTACCTTCCCTTTTTTTAGTTAGCGATTAACACTAAAATTATTATAAATAATATTATTATAAATAATACTTCAAGCATAAATATCGTACTTAATTGTTTTCTTATAATCTGATTTGGTCAAATCGCCAAACAAACTATCAACTGAAACATCAAATATTTTAGCTACCTTATAAACTTGTGTAGCTGACATTTGATTAGTTCCAAGTTCAAACTTACTTACTTGTTGAGTCGCAGAACCTAAGAACTCAGCTAATTGTCTTTGAGACATAAACTTAGTTTTTAATGTCATTGGTTCTTCAACCTTAGTATTGATTCGCAAGTACCTTAAGTTAGAAGCAAGTCTATTTATTATATCGTGCTTTGTTTCCATATATCCTTCCATCTGTTGTATTGTTTCTGCCAGTATTCAGAATTGTAATCAGGGTTGTGATAAGGAAACTTCTTATAGAATTGATCTAAAGAAATTGACTTATCTTCAACTGAACACAAATCATAATAGTATGGTGCTTCACTAGAAGTTATATGACGATTTGTTTTTGATTCTAATAGCAATCTATTTATTTCTTGTTGAACTGTTTTCATATTTTCTCCTTTAATTTAATAACGA